TGCTGCGGTCGGTAACGGCACCGGCCGCGAAGGCAGTTTGCGTTATTGGCTGACCAAGCAACTCGAAACGCATGCGGTGAAATCGGCCGATGCGGTCGCGGTGATCTGTGAGGGATTGCGCGGCGATTTGATCGCGCGCGGCATCGACTCAGCCAAGATCACGGTGTCGCCGAACGGCGTCGACCTCGAATTGTTCGGCGACCCGACCCCGCGCGACGATGCGCTGGCCGACGCGCTGGGCCTCGCCGCCGACGACGCGGTGATCGGCTATATCGGCAGCTTCTATGATTATGAGGGGATCGACGACCTGATCGCCGCAATGCCCTCGCTGGTCGCTGCGCAGCCGAAGGCGCGGCTGCTGCTCGTCGGCGGCGGGCCGATGGAGGCGGCGTTGAAGGCGCAGGCGGCGGCATCGCCCGCTGCGGCGCATATCCATTTCGTCGGCCGCGTGCCGCACCAGGAGGTCGAGCGTTATTATTCGCTGATCGATATCCTCGCCTACCCGCGCAAGAAGATGCGGCTGACCGACCTCGTCACGCCGTTGAAGCCGCTCGAGGCGATGGCGCAGGGCAAGCTGGTCGCGGCGTCGGATGTCGGTGGGCACCGCGAGCTGATCGAGGATGGCGCGACGGGCACCCTGTTCGCGCCCGATGACCCCACCGCAATCGCCGATGCGCTCGCCGTGCTGCTAGAAAATCGGGAGATGTGGCCGGAGCGACGGCGGACGGCACGTATTTTTGTCGAAAACCATCGTAACTGGTCATCAAACATTTTACGTTACGAACCCGTTTACCAGCAATTGCTGCGCCGCGTTTAGCGCAATCGCGCAGATAGATGACAGGACGGCCCGATGGGCTACACGGATTTGGACGATATGGACGAGATCAGCGAAAATCGGACCAAGGCGATAGCGACCGCGCTGTTGCGCGCGCTGCAGCCCGCGATCCCGGCGGTGATCGGCGCCGCCGCGCTGACCTTCCTGTTCGCCGCCGTGATGCCCTTTTCGTGGGTCGCGGGGATCAGCTGGAACCTCTATCTCGACCGCCTCTCCGACTTGTTCGTGCAACCGATCGGCAATGGCGGCCGGCTTGCGTTGGCGCTCGGCATGTCGGCGATCGCCGCGGTGATCGCGGGCTTTGTCGCGGTGCTGATCGCGAAGCCCGAAGCTGCAGGCCTGACCTCGCTGCGCGAGCGTTTCCGCCGCACCTCGCATGAGGTGGAGAGCGACGATAGCCAAGAGATTCTGACGCGCCGCCGCCGCGTCGACCTGCATCCCGACGATCCGCCGCGTCCGCCGATCCGCGCCGGGCGCGATTTGCCCGCGGGCGGGCTCGATGGAAGCGCAATTGCCGAACCGGTTGCGCCCGGCTTGTGGCTGGGTGAAGTCGAGGTCGAAGAAGCCGACGAGGCTGACGAACTGGTACTCGCCGATCTGGCGCCCGAAGAAGAATTCGACGGCGATGCGCCCTGGCTGCAACCCGCCGAGATGACCGCGCCGCCGCCGATGCCCGATCCCGCCGACAAATCGCTCGACGCAATGGTCGCGCGCTTCGAAGCAGGGCTGGCGCGCCGCCGGCAGGCCGTCCCCGTTTCGACGGCCGCGATCCCGATGCCCGATGCCGTAGAGCCCGAAAGCGAACCCGAGGTCGACTTCGCTCTCGAAGCCGCGCTCAGCACGCTGCAGCGGATGACGCGCCAGTCGGTCGGCTAATCCTCGACCGTCAAGATTTCGATCCGCAGCGATTGCGGATCGCCGCCCTGTTCCACTGCGACATCTGCGACGATATGGCCGGGCAGTGCCCATTCGGTCGCGCCCAGCCGATCCTGTAACGCGCGACACACCGCGGCGTCGTCACCTGCCGCGAGCGTGCATGGAAAGATGTGACGGGCGCCCACGAAACTCGCGCTCGCCCAAGGCCGGAATGTCGAGGCGCCAGCCGACAGGCCGGGCGGAAGCTCGCGCATCAGCAGGACGCGGAGTCGGCGGTGCGGGCAGCCCGGGCGCGGAGGCTGCGCGGGAGACCAACGCATCATGCCCGCGCTCCCGCGCGCAAGCCGCGCATGGCGCGCGTTCGCCGGTCGCCGCCGGGAACGACGATTCCTGCACGACGATCGGCACGCCATTTGTTCATGAAATGTTCCGCACGGCATATCACGTCGCGGCCGGGCTCGCGGCCACCGCGCAGGTCGCTGACGAGGCGTGGATCGCGCACCGCGTCGCGGCCGAACACGCTGGGGGGCATCGCCGATTCCTTCAGAAAGGCCTCGATCCGTTTGTAGCCGGCCAAAAATTTCGGCCAAAAACTCTGGCCAAAAATTCGGCTGATTATGTTAAATTCACCGCCGCTACAGCGGCATTTCAAAGAGCTTGAATTGGGTTGTTAATCGACCCGGCAGGGCAGCCCCTTGACCCCCTGCTCGTTGAACCACCGGCACACGTCGTTGAGCTTGTCCCAGCCCCGCTGGCCCCACTCATCCTTGTTGCGCTGGTGCTGCCGATTTCCCTCCTCGCTGTTGTCGCGAAGGATGGCGATATCAGGGAGCGGCTTGCGCTCCTGCTCGAACATCACGGCACTCGGGGATGACAGTCGTGTCGACCCCGCCGTCGCGCAGCTCGTTACACAGATCGAGGCGCTGACGATCGCTAAGACCGTTGTCGGGAATGCCCGCTGTCGCATTGTCGAATTCCTTCCTTGCAATAGCCTCGGCCCGTCGCCGCGCCTCTGCGCGCTGGGCAGCCGAGGCGTCGGCCTTACGGCCCGTTCGCTCCAGTTTCGCTGACGTCTTCGCCTCGTGCGTCGTGATGACGTTGGCGTCGTATGTGCACTTGCCGACGCCCGCGAGGATCAGCGCCACGACGACAACGATAGCCCAAGCGAGGGGGCGCGCGGCGCGGATCCCGACGCCCTTGTCGGTGAGCCAATAGGCAATCAGCGCGATCATGCCGCAGCCCCGCCGTCATAGGCTTCGCGCGCCGCGCGCTCGCCTACCGCCTCAAGGCTTCGTTCGCCCCACCGGGCGCGCCAGCGGCCGACCGGGCCGCCGAGGGAAAAGGACCAGACTACGACGAACTGATAGCCCACGGCCGCCAGCGCGATCGTCGCGATGATGTTGAGGCGCATCGTCTCGGTCTTGGCGCTCCAGCCGCCGCGCCAAAGCAGCACGACGAGCGCGATCAGCATCATCGCCGCGACGATGCTGCTGATCCACATGCGATCGATCATCCAGTGGCGCTTGGCTTCGGCCGGCGTGCGAGCCGCCAGAAGTTCGTAGGGGATGCCGCCATTCATCGCGGGTCGACCCCGACCGAGCGAAGCCACTCCGCGACGTCGAAACAGGGGCATTCCTTCAGCCACTCATCGGACGTGATCTTGCCGTCGCCGTTCCGGTCGGGACTGGCGTCGCGGTGCCCCAAAAACCGGGCGCGAGGGTAGGCGGCGCCAAGCTCGCGGCACAGCCACTCCATGGCCTTCTTCTGCGCGTCGGTGCGCGTATCCTTGGCCTTGCCCTGCGCATCGAGGCCACCGACGTAAACGACACCGATCGAGCCGGTGTTGAAGCCCTTCACATGACTGCCGGGGACGCTCTCGTCGCGGCCGACCTCGATCGTGCCGTCGGGGCGTATTACGAAGTGATAGCCGATGTCGCTCCAACCCTGCGCCAGATGCCAGCGCTTGATCGTGCCGGCGTCGACATCCTGCCCCTCGCGGGTCGCGGTGCAGTGCAGGAAAATGCGGGTGATGTTCTTGCCGGTGCCCTTAACGATCACGGCGGCGCCCGGCGTGATCGCCGGGGTGAGCGTGACGCCGAGCTTGGCCAGAACCTTGTCGGCGGTTTCGCCGCCGTAGATGCCATCTTCGGAGGCACCGACCGCGCGCTGGATGCGCTTCGTCTTCTCGATAAGGTTCACCGTCACAACTCCACCGGAAAGGTCACTTGTCGGACCTAATCCCGGCAGCGCTCGGCGGCGCACAGTCGCTGGCGGCTGTCACCGCCATTCCTCGAACGACATAGCCCATTTGGTCTGCGCGGCATCTTCGCGCTCAAACTGCTCCAGCTTGCGGAACAGCCCATAGTGAACCGACGTCGCTTCGGGCGGGTAGTCCGGCCCTTCGACGACGAGCAGCGTCTTGTTCTCGCCCAGCTCCTCGACGATCTGCCACAGCTTGGCAAGGGCCGCTTTCGTAAGGTCGAGGAAACGCCACTGAAAACCGGCCTTCACGACGCCTTCATCGATCCCGAAGCCGCCGTCCGGCAACGCGGCGCTGCGCGAGGTGTCGATCGGCTGGCGCCCGCCGCCATAGGCATAGGGCCAATCGAACGCGAGGCCGACGATCGCGCGGCCGATCTCCATCGGCGATGTCGGCTGGTTCACCGTGATGCGGAAGAAGCGCCCGGAGACCGGCGCGGGCAAACGGACGAAGCTGTGGTAGCGCGCGCGGATATTGCCCGCGAGGCGCATCGGCTCGGCGTTGACATGCGTGGCGGTCACGGCGCCGCCGAGCGCGGCGATCGTCTGGATCGTCCACAAGGCATCGGCGCGGGCGTTCGTCGCGGCGAGAAAGAAGACATCGACGTCCTGGACGGCCTGAAGGTCGACCTCGAACGCCTGCGCGCCGGTCCCCGGTGCCACGCAGATCTCGCGCGGCGATTTCGTCTGAAGGTTCTCGGGGCCCGCCCAGCCGGCAGCGGACGCGACGAACGCGACGGGTTTGGTGAGCAGCAAGCCCGGCATTACAACCTCCTCAAGACGGTGACCTTGGTCCCGCCCGTGCCGTCGATTTCGTCGGCGCCCAATACGAACACGTCGACTCCTGCGGCGTAACCGCCCTTGTCGGCCGTAAGCCTCACGACCTTGCCGATCGCCCCGACCTGAAGGCCGGGAACGCGTAGCGTCTCGATGGCCATCGGACCGGGACGGAACGCGAGCTGGCGCGCGGCCTCGGCGACCGCGTCGGGCCGAAGTGCGAGAGCGCTGGAGATCGTCGTGTCGATCGCGAGCGCACCCCACTTCGCTTCGGCAGCGGGATCGGACGCGATCGCGCCGAGATCCTCACGCGCGAGCCACTCCGCAAAATCGGGATCGACCAGCGTCACGGATGCCACCGCCCCCAAGTGCAATGCGCAACCTCATGGCCAATCCACTCGGGGCGCCATTGCTTCGCCGGGTCGACGATATGGACCTCGCAGCTCGTCGGCCGGATGATCGACCAAGCGTAGAGGGTGCGGCCATTGTCGGCGACGGCCGACGCCGGAGCGTTGGCGCGCAGATCGGCAAGCGTAGGGTGCGTGATAATCGTGATTGACGGCTGCGCCCGGTCGAATTCCTTCCGCTCGAATTTATGGGCATCGCTACCTTGGCCACAGCCGGACAGCAGTAGTGCGGAGACGAGCATGGCGCGCATCATGCCGCCCCCTCCAGCAGCGCGAGCCGCTCCGCATGATCCTTGCGCTCTTTGTTGAGCGCGACGAGCATCAACGACTGGAGCTGGTCGATGCGGATGCCGAAGATATTACCCGCCTCGCGCGCGACATAGGTGTCGCCGGTCGGCCGCTGCTCGGTTCCTTCCTCGCCTTCACCGCACTGGACCATGACGGGTTGACCATCGGGACCGAGAATATCGGAGGGCCGCCACCATGCCATCACGGGCGCCGTTTCCTCGCCCCAAGCATCGAAACACAGGAAGGCGGGCGGGACGCTGCCCTCAGGCGGCAAGCCGTCCTCGCCAAGCACTGCGGCAAGGCCGTGGCTGGCGAAGATCATCCAGACCTCCTGCGCCTTGGGACCGAAATGCCAACGCGCGAGGGAACCCCCGGCATTCTCGCGCTCGATCGCGTCGAGATGCTGAAAGAAGCCGAACGCGTCAAAGCATTCGAGAACGGCGGCGTGCTCGTCGGGCGTCGGCGCGGGCTCGGCGCGGTAGAATTTAAGGCGGATGTCGCAGGTGTTAATTGTGCCGGTCACAGCGTAGATGACGCTGGCACGATTACTAGAGAGCCCGAGGGAATAAGCATTATCGGCACCGGGGTAAAAATGGCCGTTGTTCGCTATAACCCAACGCGCCGCGCCGTTGGTGCCGAGGACCATTGCGGCGTTCATGTCATTCAAGAAATATATCGTATCGTCAGCGCCGGGATATCCCAGTAGAGCCTTTCTCCCGGTGGGATCATAGAAGGTCAGGATGCTGATGCCGCCGCCCCGCGCCACGGTGGTTTCGAGGCGCATGATTTCGCCGCTCGATTTGACATGCCACTTCGCCTGTGGCGCCGACGTTCCTGTTCCATTGTTGCCAGATGTTTGAGCAATGAACGAGGGATCGGTGCCGTTCAATTGGACAAGAAAACTGTTGTCGCCGCCGACACCGCTACCGCCGACGAACCAATTGAGAACGCCCGCGCGCTCGATCTGCAAGCGCGGCACTTCCGCCCCCGTAAACTTGACCCCGCCCGCCGCGTCACGCGTCACCAAATCAACGGCGGCGACCAGCGCGTCGACCTTCACTCCGCCGCCGCCGAGATAGAAGCCGAGCAGGTGCGTGCCCGCCGTAGCGAGCTGCGCGCGCGTCATCGGCAGTGCGGTTGCCGTATCAGGCATTGGATTTCCCTTTCAGTTTGGAGGAGCGGCGCGCGGCCTCGCGCGCGATCCATTCGTCGTCTTTGGTGATGACGGCCGACGCCAGCTCGCCGAGCGGAACGCCGGTCGCGACGGCTTCGGCCGCAAGCATCGGCGCAAGGTCCGGAAACGCGAACCGCACGAACAGCCGCGCCTCGACGGCCTTGCGAATATGCGCCTCGCGCTTGGCACCTTCCCCATGCTCCGATCGATAGGCAGCATCGACGCGCCGGGCATCGGTCGCGGCCGCGACCGCGGCGTCGTCGACCCAGCTACGCGCCGTTTCATCCCAGCGCATGCGCTCGAAATCGTCCGGGCAGGCGCAGGAGCTGCGGCCGCGCATATTCTCGCCCGCGAGCGAGGCGACATTGCGCAGCAGCTTCCCCGACCGTTCGTTGAAGATAGAGATCATATCTGGGTCGCTTTCTTCAGTCCGGAGAAGGTGCAGGTTGCGCCGGTCGAACCGCTGATCGTCGCGCCTTTGCGAGGGCGGAACTCGAAATAATAATCGGTGCCCGACGTCAGACCGGACATCGTCTGGCTGATGCCGAGAGCGCCGGGGTCGTTGACCACCTCGGGGGGGCTCACAAGCGATGCCCGGTAGCAATTATAGGCGCTGTGCACCTCGCCAGCGGGCACGTCGGTGAAGGGACCAGAACCCGACGTCGAATAGCCCCACTTACCGTAAGCATCGTTCTCGCCGTTCGACGAGCGCGTATAGCTCAGCGCTGCCTCCAGCTTGATCTGCCCGGACGCGGGCGCGCGGATCGGGCCGATGACGACGCCACTGGATAGATAGCTGGAGGTGGTGTTGGTTTGGTCGGCCATCGACTGGACCGACGTCGGCGCGCTGCCGCTCGGCGGTGGCGGCGGAGGCGGAGCGTCAAGCACCGGCGTGATTGCGATCTTGCCGTTGATCGTGATCCCGTCGTTGGCCGACGCCACCGCGATCTCGACAGGTCCGCCCGCGCCGTTGAAGGCGGTGATGCTTATGTCGCCGCGATCGTTGGTGGCCGAAGCGGTGTCGATCGTGGCAGTGACAGCCGCAGGAAAAGTCGCGCTCCACACCGTCGCGGCATCGATCTGCGCGTTGCCGCGCTTGCGGGCGTTGACCAATGTGCGGGGAAGCTGCCCTGCCTTCGGCGCGCCGAGATAGTCGCACAGGATGCTCTGCGCGGGCGCGAGGATCATCGCCGCTGTCGATCGGCCCGCCTCGACCGCGATCCGGTCCAGAAGCGTCTGGCGCGCGTCGTAAAAGGCTTTGAAGGTCGCGTTGAAAACGAACCGGTCGATCGCCGTGTCTGACGAATAATCGTTATAGGCTGGCGCCAGCCCGATCAGATAGGCCACGAGCGCCGCGACTGCCGCGTCGTAAGCGGTCTTTTCCGTCGTGATGGCATAGTAGACGGCATTATTCTGGATGCCGGCCTGCTCGGACAGCATGGCATTATAGCGCAGCACGACGTCGGGCTTTTCCGACTTGTCGAGCACGCCATCGGCGACGATCGCATTGATCTTCGCCTGTGCGCTGATCGCGTCGGCCTTCGCCGCGTCGGCCGTCGCGTTCGCGGTTCCCGCGAGATCGAGCGCATCCACCGCGACCTGGTCCTGGACATCTTCATACCCACCGCCCAGCCACACCGCACCATTGCTGGTCCAGTCGGCGCCGTTCGACGTCCATTTGCGAAATCCAAAGCGGAACGGGTGCCCGCCATCGTCATACCAGATCGTGCCCCTCGGCAGTTCCAGTGGGGGAGCCGGGGACTTGTCCGTCGGCGGCTTGTTCGACTGCGCGCCGCCCTCGGCGGGCTTCAGAGCCTCCAGCGGCGTCCCGTCGAGATAGGTAACATCGTCGGCAAGGATGACCGCCGCCGAAATCTCGCTGTCATTGTGAACGCGATGATTGCGGCGATAGCCCACCTTGCGTGACTTGACGGGCGGCAGTTGCCGTTCACGGCCAATGAAGATCGCCTGAAACGACGCGGCAGGCGCACCCCACGCCCATTCGCCGATGCGGATCGTCGCATCGGGCTGAAGCACCCAATAGAGAGAGATGCCGAGCAGCAGCCGATCGATCGCTTGGGCGACCGTGTCGGTCGAGACGGCAACATGGATACCGACCGGCGCCGGGCGCAACGCATCGGCCGCCGCCTGATTGGCGATAGCCGGTCCGCCGACCGCGACGAGCATCTTGGCGACGATCGCCGCCGCCGTCTCGACATAGCCGCCCGCGTTCTCGCCGCGAATGTCAGCCGTCAGCGGCCCCGAGGGAATTGTCCACCATTTGACGCACGCGATCGACGGCGCGGCGACACATCCGCCCTCCGGCGCGACGGCGACCTGAAGGGCGGCAAAGGTCGCGGCGATGCTGCCCTGCCAAGCGAGTACGACAAGCCCGCCCGCGCGCCCCTTGTCGCGCACGGCATCGAACGCCCCGAACGACTTCGACGGATCGCCGAATTCGTAGATGTTGTTGGCCTTGTCGAGCAGTGAGCCCTCGACATTGTAGACGCGTCCCCAGCTCCGGCGCTTCGGACGTCCCGTGGCCTCGGCAGGCCCCTCGATCCCGCCCGCTCCGGTGAAGCCGGCGCCGAGCAGCGGCTTGTCGAGCAGCTTGCTGGGGTCGGCGATCGTCAGGACCATCTGGCCTTCGTTGGCCACGACATCGGCGACCGTGCCGGTCAACCGCCGTGCCAGTGCGCCGCTTTCGTCGCCGGCATCGATCGCGATCGGCGCGTCACGCCAGTAATAGGCGAGCAGCGACGTCATCACCGACGTCTCGCTGGGGAAGAAGCCCAGCTCGCCGTTGGTCGGGATCGTGCCGCCCGACCATCCGTTATCGTCGAAAGCGAAGCCGGCGCGGAACCGCGGCATGGAGACAATGCCGGCGCGGTAGTTCTGACCAGCCCGACGATAGGGCGTATCGGTGCCGCCGCCCGCGAGTCGGACGGTGACCTCGGCACCGGTATCAACCCGGCGCGGCTTCACGTCGATGAACGCGATCTCGCTCATCGGATGTCCACGTAGCGATTGACGTCCAGCCGGATCCCGCTGAGCGCGGCACCGACGGGCGCGCCGCCATTGGATCGCAGGATCGCGCGCATTTCGGACAGGATGTCGTTGGTTTCGTTCGTGAGCTGGTTTTGCGTCTGCATCGCCTTGCTCGTGTCGACGCTTGCCTGCTGCGCGGCGCGGATGCGCTCATTCTCGGCCGCGATGATCTTTTCGGCCGTGCTGATCGCATTGGAACGATCGGACGCATATTCGCCGCCGGCGGTGCCGTAGGCGTCGCGGCTCGTCTCGACGAGCTTGCGGGTAAGGTCCGCCAACTTGTCGGCCGCGCCGTCGACACCCTTTTCGGCATCCGCCTTCGCCGCCGCAATCTCGGTGAGCAATTTGCTGCGACGATCGGCGGCCGAACCCTCGAACAGGTCGCCGAATTTCATATCGTCGAGCAGCTGCTGCAACGAACCGACGCGGGTCGACAGGATCTGTTCGACCATCTTGGCGCGATCCTCGGCGTTGCGCGCCTCGATCTTGCTGACGTCGAAGCCATATTGCGTCGCGATCCGGACGCGCTCCTTGGCCTGATCCTCGAACTCGCGGAACTGACGCTCGAGCGCGTTGCCGAGACCGCCGAGAATTTCCTCGACCTCGCGGACCTTCAGCGCCTCTTGGACGGCCTTGTCGATGTCGGTGCTCGATCGCAGCGCCTGTTGCATCGCGGCCGACAAGCCCTTGATGGCTCCGTCGCCGATCGCGTCGGCGATGGCGAATGCGATCGCGCCGGCTTCGTCGTCGTTGAAGTTTCGGGCGCCGCTGCCCGTCTTCAGCGAGCTGCCGGTTGTGTTGACGCGATAATCGCCATCGCGCACGCCAATCGTGGTGTAGAAGGAACCGACCGATGCGCCGAGGGCATCGGCGATCTTCTGAAGCCCGCCTGTGACCGAGCCCGCCAGCCCTTCGGCCTGGCCGTAGTTTTTCTTGTCTTTGCCGCCGACCGAATAGTCGTCGACACCGGTGATGGTGGCGCCAGCCGACCGCGCCTTTTTGAACAGCCCCCCGAGCAATCCGCCCGCGATCGAACCGACGATCTCGCCGCCCGGAATGGGAAGAAACGAACCGACCGCGCCGCCGATCTGCGAACCCGTCGTGCTCATCTTCAAACCAAGCGATTTGCCGATGCCCGCGACCATCGTCCCGGTCTGCGCACCTTGGAACGCGCCGCCGAGCGTGCTTTTCAGCTTGTCGGGCAGGCCGGGCAATTCCTTGACCGCGCCGAGGATGCCGCCGACCGGCCCCGCCGTGAAGAAGCCGGCATAGGCGCCTTCAAAGACGGGGGAGAGCTTGCGGAAGAAATCGCCGCCCAGATACTCGTCGAACAGCTTGGCGAGCGGCTCATATTGGGTGCGCGCCATTTCGCGCAAGAAATCCGTCTGCTCGCGCATCAGCGTCCCGCCGATCGACGGCTTGCGCGATCCGTTCACGACGATCGCGGGATTGGCCGCGTCCTCGCTCGCGCCCTTGAACACGCCGAGGAAGGATTTCGCGCCTTGGGCGATCGCGCTGGGCGCCTTCGCCCGGTTAAGATCGGCGGTAGCTGCGCCGACCGCGTCGGTGAACATCTTGAGCGCGGCCGACGAACGGCCCGCCTCCGTTTCGAGACTATCGACCTGTTCGGTCAGCGCCTCGACCTCGCGATCGAGCGGCGTCTTGCCGCGCACCCGCTTTTCGAGCGCGCGCAAGCTGTCGCCAAAAATGGCTTCGACCGTCATGCTGCCCCGGAAGCGTTTGATCAGCTTTTCGGTATCTTTCAGGAAATCGCCGGCACTGCCGCCGCTGAACAGATCCTCCAGCGCGCCGCGCAGGTCGCCGATCGACGACATATAGATGGCGATGATGTCCTGACGCTTTTGGAGCAGATCGTTAATCCGCTCCTCCAGCGCCACCATCTGCTCGACCGAACGCCGCTGATCAGCCGTCAACGGTCCCTGATCGCGCGTGAGCTGCTGGATGCGGGCGAGGACTTCGGCCTCGCGCTCGCGGCCCTGCAGGACGAGGAGCTGGACGGCCTGCTGTTCGCGGCTGGCACGCAGCATGTCGTTCAACGGCCCGCTGACCGTGTCGATCGCTACCGCCTTCAGCTCCTGTGCGCGGGCGACGAGCTGCTCCCAATTCGGGGGCTTGCGATCGGACAGCACGGCAATGACCCCGTCGAGCTCCTTGATCGCGGCCTTGGCCTTGGTGATCCCGTCGGGCAGGGGGACAAGGCGTTGCTGGATCGTGTCGAGGGGGTCGGCGATGCCGGCAACCACAGCCGTCCGGGCATCCTTCGCTTCGGCAATCAGCTTCTCGAACGAAGGCGGGCGACGCTTTTCCAGATCCTCGATCAGCCCGTCGAGCGTGCGGAGATCGGTGAAAGCCTTGTCCAGCCCTTGCGGAGCCGGATTATAGGCGTCCGAAATGCGTGCGATCTTCTCGGCCGCGCCATCCCCGAAATTTTCGAGCGCGCGTGCGGCTCCGGCACCGCTGCGCGGCTTCCGCCCCGCCGGCCCCTTGGTCCGGAATTCCTTTGCCAGTGCGCCGCTTTCGAGAGATTTATCGATCAGATCGGCGGCGCGCCGATTGAGTTCGGCAACGGCGCCATCACGGAACGCCGCGACGACTTCGGACTGGTCAAAGCCGGTCCCTTCGAAATCAATGGCGTCGGTCATCTTGACCGCGTCGGCACGCTTGATGCGCCCGGCGCTGACGCCTTCGGCAATCATCGTGAGCTGGCGGCGGTTCGCGAGCGCGTCGGTGAACTTCTTCGGATCCGCTCCATATTGGTTCGAGGCGACGAATTGTCCGTAAAGTTGGGCCGTGTTGAGGTTGCCCGGCTTGATCAGGCTATCGGTGACCGAGCGAGCGTTCGCCTCCGCCTTTACGGCCTCCGCCCGCAAGCTGATCGCCTGCAATCGCGCGTTGATGATCAGCAGCTCATTCTGCGTCTTCAGCTTGCCCGATACCGTGTCGAAAACTTGACCGAGAACCGTTTGCGCGGCCGCCAGACCGTCGGCGCCGGCCTCGGCCGCCGCGCTGGCGTCGGCATTCTCGAACAGTTTGGCGGCGAGCATGGTGACGAGCGGGATCGCAACGCCGATCGCGATCCCGACGGGACCGCCCATGATCGACGCGAATTTGGCGAGGCGCGAGGAATTCTTGTCGACCTCGCCGCCCATCAGCGCGATCGCGCCCTGCGCCTGCGAGGCCTGCTGCGAAAAGGCCGTGAGCAGGGGCGTGCCCGCCTGCCACTGGATCAGGAAGTCCTGCGCCTGTTGACCGAGCTGAAACTGCCCGGCGCGGAGGCGGTTTTGCGCCCGCGCAATTTCGTTGGCGGCCTGCTGCTCGGCGCGGGCGGCGGCGCGCGCAGCCCGTTCCTGATCCTTCCGCGCGCGCTCTACCTCACGCGCGGCCGCCGCCGCTGCACGATCGCTTGCCGCAGCCGCTGACGTAGCGGTCGCGTTCTGACGCGCGGCGCCCGCCATTTCCTTCAGGCCAGCAGCCGCACCACGGGCGCGCTGTTCGGCCGCGTTAAGCGTGCCGACAAGACCATCGTCGCGACCGCGCAGGCGGGCTTCTAGGACGGTTTGCGCGCTCATTTCGCTGCCTCTGCAAATGTGGCGATCGCTGCGTGTTCCATAACGCGGAGGCCGCGAAGCGTATCAGGCCCGATCTCGATCCCGGCCAGTTCGGCGGTGGGCTTGATCGCGGGATAATCCAGTCCGATGCGCTGCCCCGTAAACGGATGCCGGTTCCATTGGGTGTCGAGAGCGAAGAAGAGCGCGACAATGTCGGCGTCGTCACGGTGGATCGAAATGTCCTCGTCGTCCGAAGAACGCCCCCTCAGGAGGCGATCGGGGATCTTGGCATTCTGAGTAACCACGTCGTCGGCCTTCTCACGCTGGCCGCCTCGCCCCGACGCCCAGGAGCGGGCGACCGCCCTCAGTTTCCCTTGCGCTGCTCCGGCTGAGCTGCGCGCAGTTTGCGGTAGCTGTCGGTCACACCGGTTGCGAAATTCGGGACACGCAGCATGCGCTCCAGCCCGTCCTTTCCGAACGGGATCGAACGACCGGCCTCGCTGCCGTCGTCTTCGGTCACACCCTGCCAGTCTTCGAGGATCCGCAGGATGAAGGGCGACAGGACCGAACTCAGCGTCTTTCGATCCTCGGGACTTTCGGCCTCGGTCAGCGCCGTGGCGACGTTGACGACATCCTCGTTGAACTGAAAGAATTCGTCCTCGTCGAGGATGATGAAACGACCGCGAATTTCATACGAGACGACTTCTCCATCCTCGGTCACGCCGTTGAACTGGATCGGCCACCACGCGCGGGGCTGCGAAACGATTTTATATGCCACGATGGCCTCCTGTCAGATATGGCGGGGATGTTCGGCTCCCCGCGCCGGACCCTGATCACGATCGATTGCTCGATCCCGTCGCTCCGGCATGTGCACTGGCTAGGCGCCGGCGCCCCGAACGGCAGCTGCACGCCATCATAGCCCCTCGGGTATCAGGTGGCGGTGATTACGAGATCGTCCTGACCCGCGTCGATGTTCATGCGGATATCCATTTCCCACATGACCTTGCGGTCCTCTTCGGTCTCGTTGATCGCGACAATCTGGGTCTGCGCGCAGCTGAGTCCGACCGTGTTGCCATCCTCGACGCCGTGCGTCAGGCTGAGCGGCATGATCGAACCCTCATCGAGCGCGGCGAGATAGTCCTTAGCGGCCATTGACGGCGCCTCGACGACGATGCGCCCCGTGATCGCATGATCGCCGCGATTGACGTAGCGGGCGCCGATCAGGTTGCGCAGGTTGATCCCGACACCAGCGTTGAGCTGCAGGCTGCGTGTGATGACCGCGAAGCCGTCGAGCGTCAGGAGCGTGTTGTCGCTATTGACCTCCAACGGCGCGACGAAGCGATCAAAGTCGGCAACGCCGGGAACGGCGACCGCTCGCGGAGCGACCTTCGGCACAAGCTGCGTGAAATTAAACCCAAAGAAGGGATAGGCGCCAGCGGTAAAATCGATGGTGAACGTTCCGCGACCGCCGATACCGATGCGCTTCTGATCGCCGACCCAGTGATATTGGGTGACAGACGATTGGGGCGTACTTGCGGCAGCCATGCGCTGTGTCGCGCTGGTGTCGGCAACGAGCACTGGCGGAGCCATGCCGCATGCTTCGAGCAATTCCATCCACGCCGGCGCGACGCCAGCATCGCCCGAGCCGGCAACCTCGACCTCGTAGGCCAGCTCCTGACGCTTGTTCGTCGCGGCGATGGGCGTGGATCCGAAGCTTCCGCGATCGAGATTGCGCTCCAGCGGATCGGTTGCAAGCGGCAAAGGCCGGAAGTTGCGGGTAAGGATCGCATTGTCTGCCAGCGTCGGAACAATGTCCGTGCCGTAAACCGCTTCCTTTTTCGCGGCGATGACTTTGACGGCATCAACCATCGGCATTCTCCTGTTCGTCCGCGACCTTCAGCGCGGGATCTTCGATACCGGCATCAGCGAGCCACTGGCGGCGCGCGGGACCGGAGGTAGGCAGACCGTGCTCGTCGAGTTCGAGGCCGGTTTCGGCGTCGATCGCGCGCGGCGCCGTCGGCTCTGCCTGTGTTGCCTCGGGCATAGCTTTGCCCTTCCGGCCCTTGGCGGCCCTGTCCTCGACGGGCGGCTGCGCGATCGCCGCGCTGCCATTCTCGCCGGGGGTTGACTGGATCGCGGGATCAGTGTCTTCCGCCATCAGCTGTTTCCTTTCCTAAGTCGCCAGTTGGCTCTAAAATTTGAGGCCCATGTGACCCCCCAGCCGTCAGCGGCTAGCAGCGATCCTCCCGCGTAGTTCGTCGGCCCGGTGGCATCGGGGTGGCGCCAACCCGCGAGCGCGTTGATCACTGCGCGCTCATCTTGTTCGAGCTGCCTTGAAGCTTCGGCGTCGGCGCGGACCGGGATCTTTCGCAGAATGATGACGCGAAACTGCGTCGCGACCCGCTGATCGTGGATCCCGTTCGTTTCGTTGTCGCGGGCAGCCTCGACATGCGGCACGACAAAGAGCGCGATGGCATGAGCTGGCGCAGCCTTCAGCCCAGCGAATTCGAGGACGCCTTCGACATGCTTGAAGCCTGCCGCCTTCAGCTGGGTGATGATCGGTGCGGCCGCGATCATGCCGCCGCTCCGCTGTTCATCGCCGTCAGCAGATGACCGACTAGGATCCGATCGATCGCCAAGATGTCATCGTCGGAGAAGCCGAGGTAGGCGCGACGCGGCATAGTGACGCTTGCCCGATAGCCAAAGGGCGTGTTGAGCGCCTTGCCGGTCTTGGGGCGGATCGTCCCGCCGAACTGGTGAATGCGGCCGTAGATCGCCGGCCCGCCCGTGCCATAAACGCCGACCGAGGCATAATCTTCGCCGCTCTGTCGTTCGATCGCGTTGTACAGATCGCCGCTGTCCTGCAGAGTCTTGCGGCTCTCTTCCATCGCCGCCGCCGACTTTTTCCACGGCAGGCCGAGCGGATCGCGTTCATCCTGAAAGCGGTCGAGCGTGCCTTCGAACATGACCTCCGACGCTTCGGCCATCGGGCGCGACAGATCCGACGCAGCCTCGCGAAGCCGGCGCAGCGTCGGCGCCAGCGCGTCGACCGTGTTGATGTCGATGACGAGGCCGCTCACCAGCCGTACCTCTTCAGCCCGTCCGGATAAGCGCGGCCCCCCGAATGAAACGATACGCCGCCCTCGTCGGACGGCGGCGCTGAAGGCGTACCGGGCAGGCTCGACTTGCCGTCCTCGATCCGCTCCAGCGATCGCCGGGCTTCCTTGGCCGGCGCATCGATCCCGTCGGGTGCGCCATTCGGATAGAGCCGTGCGCGGGCAATGTCACCGATCCAGACCTTGACGATCTCGGGCACGTCGACGAGCGGGAGGGTGTAGCGGCTCCCCAGCGCGGCTTGCACGATGGCTTGCGCGGCCGTCAGTGCGCCGACGAGCAGATCCTTGCCAATACGGCCATCGCCGCGTTCGTCGGTCATGCGGACGGTTTCGTCGAGACCGAAGCGCTGGACGAACTCGGCGATCGACAGCATCGGCGCGCCGCCATCGGGCATCACCCATGCGAGATCGAGAACCGCGACCTCGACTTCTTCCTGCGATCGCGCTCCGCCCGCATCATCAACGGTCGCGGTGATGAGATAGCGCTCGCCAGCGCCGCCGCCGCTGATTTCCAGCGTCAGCGCCGCCGCGAGCAGGTTGCCGGCAGCGACGAGATCGGGAGCGCCTGGCACAAGCCCGCGCGCCTCGACATCAATGCCGATAAGCGCGCTGATCGTCGACACGCCGCCGAATTCCATCGGCAGCCGCACGATGTCGGCGGGCTGCTTTACGATCAGTTTCATCGCGCCTTCAGCCGCCGTGCAAGTCGCGTTACGCGCGAGATAATCTCGTCAGCGACCAACGCGACGAGAAAGAAGAACCACAGCGCGGCGAGGGCGACGCCCCACGTCGCCAGCTCCGCGCGCTCACCTTTGGGCGCCAGTGTGGCGCCGATCGCGACGACGATCGCCAGTATGGCCGCGATGGCCAGATAGAAGATGGCGAACGACAGCAATGTCAGGCTCCGGGCAACGGATAACGAAAAAGCGAGAGGACGAAGCCGCCGCCGATGATCCAGCCGATCGCGCCGGCCAGCGCCGCGATCAGGCCGATCAGGAACAGGCCAAGCCCCAGCTCGAACATGGGAACATAGGCCCGATGACCGAGGCGAATGACCGGCGCCGCCATCAAGACGACGCCGATCAGCATGACGGCGCCGCCAAGATGAGACAGCAGCTCGATCACAGCTTGGTCGCGATTGGCTTCTTTGCTGCCTTCGGCTTGGTAGCGGCAGCAGTTGCGGCTTGCGGTACAAGCGCGGGTTCCGCGATCGTCGCATCGGCGACCGGCGCGACCGGCGCGACCGGGGCGACCGGCTCGGGCGTCGGGGTGGGATCGGGCAGCGGTGTCGGCTCAGGCGTCGGGCCGAGATCGGCCGCTGTCAGATCGATGGGGTCGCCGATGACCTTCAGCGCCTGAAGATCGGCAATCAGGTCTTCATCGTCGATCGTGACCGGCTTCTTGCCGGGTTCGTACACCTTGCCATCGTAGTCGAGGCGATCAAGGACGGGATAGGTACCCATGGAAATTCTCCGATTGTGTGGAAAAGGATGGGCGCCGCGGATCGCGCGGCGCCCAAGTCGTCAGCCGACGGTGAAGGCGTTTTGGAAGAAATAGCCCGCCTGCGATGCGACGACACGCTCACGCACGCTTTCACCGGTGCGGCAGGCGGTGCCGCCGCGCAGACCGATATTCTTGTCTTCCCATTGACCAGCAATGCGATCGCCCCACTGGAAGGTGGCGCCGAACGTAACCGCGCCCTTGGCATCGACGACCGGGGCCTTGTGGAGCAGCGCAAGATGCGGACCCCACAACCGGGCGAGCACCGGAGCCTGCCCGCGCTTGGCCGAATTGCCGCGCGCTTGGCCGACGATGACTTCGTCGACCTCGAACAGTTCGGCGACGGCCTGCCGCGTCACACTGCCCTTTTTCGCTCCCGTTCCCAAACATGCCTCGACGATTTCGGGGTGGGAACGGAACTTGGTCCAGCCCGACTGGCCGAAAACCATCTGGTTCGGGCGGATCAGCGGCTCGTCCAGCGCGGCATTGATCGTCACGATCGGCGTGCTGGCAGGGTCGCTGAAACGCGAAGCGCCGGCAAGCGTGGTCCGCAGCGCGGGATCATAGGTGGCGTTGTTGAAGACGATACCGGCACCGCGCGCTTCGCGATCGAGCGCGATCAGCTCCTGCAGATACATCACCTCGTTGCCGACCGGATCATAGCGACTGTCCGCGTTCGCCACATCGCTCTGCGGAACAGCGCCGTCGAGACCATAGTCCTTGCACGAGTCGGTGATTTCCTGACCTTCGAGGTTGACCTCGTTCGGCTTCGAACGACGGCCGACCGCAGTGTCGGGAATATTGAAGAACTGGTCGGCGGCATATTGCAGGAAGGTGAATTCCTGTTTGTCGACGCGGACGCGCGGAAGCACGAGATCGGCGACGTAGCCGGGATTGCGATAGGCAATTGCGATCGCGGTAAGTGCCGGATCGATGGGATAGGCGGATTTCGACATGGGTTTTCCTCGATCGAATTGGGGAGTGGGTTGGGATCAGCCCTGAATGCGGCCGGGGTGAATGGTGGCGACGCCGATGTCGCCGGCGACGCCGGAGACCATCGCTTGCCCAACGATGCCGGCATTGATGCCGGCACCGGGTGCTGCCGCGACGGCCCGGCCAGTCCCGTCAGACGTCAAATAGTCGTCGCGGGTGACGGCGCCGCCATATTCGACCTCAGCGAGGCCAACGAGATGGACATCGCAGTTCTCGCCGATCTGAGCGGGTAGCTCCGACGAAATGCCGAACACCTTGTCCGTCGACGCGGCACCGACGACGACAGCACCGTCGGACGCGCCGTGCTTGACGATCCGGCGCGGCGGCACGAGTGCCTCCGCTGCGAAACCCTTGGTAAGAATGGGGCTGTGGCCAGCCATGATTATGCTCCCTTGCTTTTGGTGACGTGACGAACGGCTGCGGCGATCGAAATCGGCCGCCCGGCCTTGGCTTCGGCTTCGGCAAACGATGCCGCTTCGGCGGCGATCGCGACGGCATCCTTTTCGCCGACGGGCTTGCCATCGTCCGGCGCAGCCTCGCCCAAGCTCACGAGCGGCTGCGCGCTGTTGAGGAGCTTGATCAAAGCATCGCGCGGGGCGAGCTGGCCGGCCTCGCCGAAGCTGACGACTTCCGCGTCGCCGAGTGCATCGAGCACCCCGACGAGCAGATCCTTGCCAGCCGGCTTGATCTTGGCTTCGGTGAAGAGGCCCTCGGCGAAGCTCACATTGGCTTCGTGCCGTTCGGCTTCGGCCTTTTCTTCGGCTGCCTTTTCGCGAGCGGCGAGCGCCGTTTCGCGGGTATTCAGCGCCTCTTCGCGCTCAGCGAAGCTGACTTCCTTGTCCTTGTCGTCGGTGCCCGACATCACTTTCTCCTGTTCGATGGTGACGAGGTTGCCGGCATCGCCATCGGCGAAGCTCACCGTCCCGAGGTGTTTGACCGACGGGGGATGAGCGCCGAGGAAGCCGACATGTTTGAGGGAATATTGTCCCGGCACCGGATTGTTCGGGCTGTCGGGCGGATAGAGCTGCGCGGACACCTTGCGGTAACGACCCGCGTTCACCGCTTCGGCAAAGCTGGGGTCCGTCAGCGCGGGGTCGGGATAGGCGACGACTTCGCCATCCTCGATCGCGAGGCGATCCACCCAACCATAGGCCGGATCATTGAGCTTGGGGTGACCGACGACGAGCGGCGCCGGGTTCTTGTCGGCATTATAGCCGGAAACGATGCCCGACAGCTCGGCCTCGCCGAACGTAATCTTCGTCCCTTCAACGGAGGTGAAGGTGCCCTGCCGGAAAATCCGGATCGGCTTGATTGTGTCGGTGGCGTTCGTCATGCCCCGCCTCTAAGGGGCGGGGGCGATGGGGACCGGCAGCCGTTGGCGGCTTACCGGTCGCTTCGGCTGTCGCTATGCCTTAGACGCAGCGAAGAGCGGCTGGCAAGCACTCGCGTCGGCGATCGACGCGATCAGCCCCTCGGGCGGCACGAGCCAGACTTTTGCAAGCGCGTCGATCTCGGCCAGCGTCGGAGGCTCTCCGAACGATAGCTCGAACAAGCGCTCCTGCGCGATACCGGTCTTTTTCGTCAACACCGCATAGGGCGTGCACATCTGCCCGACCCACGCGTCAAACCATCCGTCGCCGTCACCGTCGGCGATCCAACGCCTGACGGGATGATCTGCATCATAGGGGCGGACCGTCTTGGGAATCGGCCGCTCTCCCTTTCGCCGGCTCACAGCATCCCCCGCTTTTCAACATATTCAACCATGCGGTCCAACGGGATGACGGCGATCGAAACCACATTATGGTCGCGTTCCCGGCGATTGATCGCCTCGGCATATTGGACCGGGGAATAATATTCGCGAGCACCCTCGTCATCGTCATCCTCTTCGGCTGGCGCGAGGAAGCGCGGGGGCGTGCCGCCGCCATGGCGGCGGATCTCGGCGCTAAGATCTTCCTCGGTCGCGGCGAGAAGATCGGGCTGCATCGTCATCGTTCGTCTCCGACTCATCATTTGCTATTGCGCAAATGTTCCATCTTTGTTCTCTTTTGTCGAGTCATGACTCGGCAGCTGATCTATGAGACGAGAGACCTCGTCGACGCGGGCGCGCTCAACCGCAACGTGCTCGCGCGGTGCCGTTGCGGCCATTGGGCGATCCTCGACAGCATCGACCTATGGGGCATCTTTCAGCGCCGGGGGTGGATCGATGTCATACCGGCGGTGGCGATGCGGCTGCGCTGCTCGATCTGCAAAGCGGCGGGGCGGCCGAAACGGCGCCCGATGATCGAGCTGGTGGTTCGGGAGCCAACCGTGAAGTTGCCGTGGTGCGATACGACCGAATTCAAACGAGCGGTGCAGCGACGACGCTGACAGTCGCCGCACCGCTCGACTGGCCCGAGAAAGCCGCTGTGCACGCCGAACAAGCACAATGAGGCGAAAAAACGGTGTCACCCCCCACTTTGGCCCCAGAGGGCTTCTCTGGGCGATTTTTCCGGCAACGCCGTCCGCAGGCATCCCGCTTCAGGACATCGCCGGCAAAGCACCCATCTGGACAGCGCATCGGCGCGCGCATAACCAACCGCAATGACACGCTTCAGGTGGACAGCTTCGACGATGCTCTTTGCAGCCCTATTGGCCGGCTGCTCGAAAGGCGCGCCGGTGGATCCGGCGACCGATGCAGAAGTTCGCACGTTCTTCCGCGAAAAGGACAAGCACCCGACCGACGTGTCGAAACTATGGCTTGCAGGCGAGGCCGACAACCCGCTGGTGTGCGGTCGAATGAAGCCGGTTCCTGACGGCACCGAACATCGCTTCTATTACGATCGCACCAGCAAGCACGGCCAGACCGAGTTCTCGAAGACGGTGATCTCGACAACGGTTATCGGCGACGCGATCGTCGCGAAGAACCGCGAGCTGTTCAACGACCTGTGGGACAAATACTGCGCACCGACGGAGTCGACGCTTTCAATCTTCTGACCGGCGACTAGCCATCACGTCCCTTTGAGCACGGCCACCACGCGCCCCACGATATGGATTTCGCCATCGTGGGCGTAGTCGTCGCGAACGTTCGGATTGTCGCTTTTGATCACGATCGTCCCGTCCGCGCGCGCCGCTAGGCGCTTGACCATCCCCATCTCGCCGATCGCGCACACCCAGATCAGGTCGGCGAACGACGGCGCCGTCTGTGCGAGATCGATCAGCATGATGTCGCCATCGTCAATGGTCGGCGACATGGAATTGCCCCGCCCAGGAGCAAAGCGCAGCTTACTTGGCGGAGATTGCGTGTAGCGCCTCACCCAATCGATCGGGAACGGGCGCGCGGTTTCCGCGACGGCAAAGCCTTCGACGAACGTCGCGCCCAAGCCATAGGCAATATCGATCTCGTTGATGAGGATGACGCCATCAACCGGCGGCGCGGTTTCGCCCTCGGCAAAATCGTCGGCCGCATCGGGATCGACGAAATCGTCAGCCGAAGCGCCGATCACGTCCGCCACCGCGCGCAGCGTCCCAACCTTTGGCGTTGAGGCGCCGGCCATGAGCGAGTTCAGCGAATTGCGCGAAATCCCGGCCTTTTCCGCGACGCTCGACGCCGCTCCGAAGGCCTTTACCGCGCGTCTCAGCCGCGCCGCGGATTGTTCCGTCCAGCCGAGAACGCGCGAGTTGTCATTTTCAGGTTGACTTATCACTTTACTTGTCACTATTCCTGTCAACATGAGGAACGACACGCAAAATGCCAACCGGGATTGGCACCCGGAGGACATCAAGGCCGAAATCCGCAAACGCGGCGCCACCGTGGCGAAGCTCGCGCGCGACAACGACCTGTCGAAGCAGGCGTTGGGACAGTGTCTTGAGCGCCGCGCCTCGGAGCATGGCGACAAGATCATTGCCGAATTTCTTGGCTTGAAACCTCACCAAATCTGGCCCTCGCGTTACACCGCCAAGGGGCAGCGCATTCGGTTCCGGGCACCCAGCCCGATGGCGCAGGTGTCCGTATGACGCGGGCGTATCACACTGGGCGCATCGCGCCAACGCCCCCCCTTCGTTCCGCCGGTGACACGTATCAAGACGGTACAGTGACAGGTAAAGTGCCCGGTTACGCCTCGGCACAAGAGCTGGCGGCGGCGAACCTGCCGGGCCTGCCTGCCACAAAGAGCGCGATGATCCGCCGCGCGAAATCGGACGGATGGGCATTTATCGACCGAGTCGGACGCGGCGGTGGACGCCTCTATCGCGTCGCCGACCTGCCGGGCACAGCACAGCAAGCGCTCTTGCAACAGCGCATAAACGCGTCTTCAGGCGCGCCCGTCGGGCGCCCGAAGGGCAGCGATTATTTCACCCGCAATCCCGAGGTGGCCGCAGCCGTCGAGGCGATCCTCGCCAGCCGCCGCCTTGCGGCGCCCGGCGTTATGGAGCTGCTGCAGGACGACTATGTCACCCTGCCGTCGCTGCGCTCGCTCCGCCGCTTCATCGCCAAGGTCGAGGACGAACGGAAGACGGTCATCCTGTCGATGCGCGATCCCGACGCGTTCAAGAGCAAGCATCGGATCTCGATCGGCCGCGCCGACGCTAACACGACGCACGCGCACCAGATCTGGGAAATCGACGCGACCAAGGCCGACGTGATGACGACGGAAGGCCGCAAGATGATCCTCGGCCTGATTGACCGCTGGTCGCGTCGCGTCCTCTTCATCGTCTGCGAGTCTGAAAGCACGCAGGCCGTTCGCCGCTTGCTGGTCACCGCGATCGAGCGCTGGGGTGTCGTTCCCGAAACCGTCATGACCGACCAAGGCGTGGCCTTCATCAACAAGGCGATCGTCTCCTCCCTCGAACTGATGGACATCGAGCATTGGCCGTGCCCGCCCGCGTCGGGTGACAAGAAGCCGCACATCGAACGCGTCTTCGGCACCTTTCAGCGACAGCGCACCGAATTGTTCGACGGCTATCTCGGGCACAGCGTTGCCGAGGCTCAGCAGCTTCGCGCCAAGGCGCGCAAGGACACGGGCCGCCCCGTCATCACCGCCAGCATGTCACCCGACGAGTTGCAGGCTGCGCTCGATGGCTGGACCGACGGCGTGTACCACCTTCGCGAGCATGGCTCGCTCCGCATGTCGCCCATGCGCAAATGGCAGTCGTCCCCTGTGCCGGCCCGCAGCGCACCCGGCGCCGATGTTTTGCGCATGGCGCTCTCGGCCCTCGTTGGTCCGCGCACCGTCGGCAAGCGCGGCATCCAGTGGCAGGGCGGGCGCTATTGGGCGCCGTCGCTCGCGCCGTGGGTATCGCGTCAAGTCATCGCCCGCCGCGACGAGGACGATCTTGGTCAACTGCTAATCTTCACGCCGGACGGCCAGTTCATCGACGTCGCGGTCAACCACGGCCGGTCGGGCATGTCCGAAGCCGAGTTCGCAACCGAAGCACGTGCGCAGCAGGCCAAGTGGCTGCGCGAGCAGCGCGCAGACCTGAAACAGCGATCGAGCAGTTTCAACTTTGAGCGCGCTCGTGACGCGATCTTGCGCCGCGACGCCGAAGCCGCGGGCAAGCTGGTCAACCTGCCGATGCCGACCCAAGCGCACTCGACACCCGCAATCGACAGCCTGTCCGAAGGCGCCGGCTCGGCCGCGCCTGCGCCCGCACGCCGCGAGCGCCCGGTCTCTGCCGACATCGTGCCGATGCGCAAAAGCCCGGCGACCAAGGTCCGCGAAGCCGACGCGATCATCGCGCGCGCCGAGGCTGGCGAACTGGTCGACGCTGACGAGCTGCGCCGCGCGCGCACCTATGCCGGGACCGCCGAGTACCGGGCGCAGCGCACCGTCAACGAGCAGCTCGCTCGCCCCGCCAATCAAACATCCGCTTGAAAGAAGGAGAACGATCTTGATCGACCTATTGACCCGCCCAGTGCCGACGCCAGTCGCGCCCCGGCGCGGATATGCACCGCTCCCCAACATGGCACTGGCGTTGCAAACGATCGTCGAATGCACCGAGGCCGAGGAAGACCAGCCTCGCATGGGCCTCTTCTACGGGAACAGCGGCTTCGGAAAGACCGTCGCAGCCGCCTTCGCCGCCGCGCAGACGGGCGCAATCTATATCGAGGCCAAAAGCCTGTGGTCGGTTCGCCCGTTGCTGGAGGCCATCGCAGAAGAGCTCGGCATCACCAAGCTGGAGCGCACCGCACCGCGCCTGCTCCGGCAGATCATCGACGAACTGAACCGCGCGCCGCGCCCGTTCATCATCGACGAGATGGACCATCTCGTCAAAAGGCAGATGGTCGAAATCATCCGCGACATTCACGACGCGACCGCGATCGCGATCCTGATGATCGGCGAAGAGGCGCTGCCGTCGAAGCTGAAGGAGTGGGAGCGGTTCGACAACCGCATCCTCGTCTCGACGCCCGCGCAGCCGGCGTCGGCCGAAGACGCGCTGCTGCTGCGCGACCACTACGGCTTGAACGGCATCATAGCCGACGATCTGGCGATCTATTTCGCCGAGCGCTGCAAGGGCGTCACCCGCCGTATCGTGAACAATCTGCGTGCCGCAGCGCGCACCGCCGCGACCGAGGGCGTCGACACGATCGACCGCGCTTGGTGGGGACCGCGCCTTGTGACCAACGGCGACATTCCGACGCGCCGGAGCTTGGGCCAGTGACTGCACTCCGGCCACCCGTCCACGTCAGCAAGGGCGAAACCGCGCGGCTCATCCGTGAGGCTGGTGGGCGCGTCCTGCATCTTCGCTTCGGCTACCGTGCAGTGACGCTGCATCCCGATTGCAAATGGCCGATCCCGCTGCTCGCCGCTTGGCGCGAAGGGGCTCGCGCATGACGGCAGCCGCCCTTCCGCGTTTTTGGCCGCCCCAACACTGGGCCGCCCGGCAGCGTCTGAACGACCCCGCCGAGGCCTTGTGGAGCGAGCTGCGCATTGCGCGCGGCACGATCGACGTAGTCGACTTGTCGATCCGGGCGATCGACCACTGCGAGGACGCGTTTGCGACCCGTGGCGACGCCTTCCGGCGCTTCGATCAGCTGCTCGGCCAATGGGTCGCGCGCGGCCTCATCACCGTCATCGGCCACCCGGCCCGTTACAACCTTGTCAGGGAATATCAGCACTTGCGTTCGCCGCCGCCGCCGCCCGCTCCGCGTCCCTTGCCGTTCCCGAAGCGCACTCAGCAACAGCGCCTGTGGCAGGCGATGAAGGTTCTTCGCAACTTCGATCTGCCGACCCTGATGATGGCGGCGAGCGCGAGCCAGAGAGCGTCGCTCGATATGGTCCGCATCCTCGAAGGAGGCGGCTGGCTGCGCGCGACCGCCAACGGCTGGACGACCGCCGCCGCGCGGAAATGGGGGCCGATCGTTCCGGCGATGCGCCGCGAACAGACGAGCAGGGGCGCGGTGATGCGCGTCACCGATCACGTCACGGGCGCGATCGTCGATGTCCCGACGCGCCGCTCCGCGCACCGCAAACACAGTCAGGAAAGCACCGCAAACGGCTTCGCAGACGGGGGGGTAGGTTAACCATGTCGGGTAACGTTAATAGAATCAACGACTTGACCAACATCGACCGTGCCCGCGCGGCTTGGGGGTCGGATATGCCGCGCTGGGTCCAGCTGCTCGCCAGCGCCTGCGACGCCACCAACCAGCGCGCCGCCGCCGAACGGATCGGCAAGTCCAGTCCGTACGTCAGCCGGATCATCCGCAACGAGTATCCCGGCGACCTTGCCGAAGCCGAAAAGCTGGTCCGCGCAGCTTGGGGGCAAGAGGATGTCGTCTGCCCGCTGTGGGGAGCGATCCCTCTCGCCAGTTGCATGACGGCCCGGCGCCGCAGCGCACCGCCTACTAACCGCGTCCATCACATGCATCGCGGCACCTGCCCGACCTGTCCGAACAACTCGGACGGGCCGGCAACCGAAGCGGAGGCCGCCTGATGCGCCCCGCACCCGCCGTCCGCCGCGCGCAATGGCGCGGCGCCATCGTGGCCTTCGCATGGCTGTTTCCGCTCCTCGCCAGCCTCCTGTGCGGCGTGATGGTGGTGACCCCGTGATCGCGCCGCCGCCCGTCAGCCTGCGCCACCGCCTGCTGATGGTGATCTCGGCCGCCCTGTTCGGCCTCTTCATCGCCACCGCCGTCATCTTCGCTCCGCTCATCTGAAAGGAAATCCCATGGGCCGCCGTAAAGCCGTACCGCAAAAAGCACCGACGACGCTCGACGAAGCAATCGTCTGCATCAATCGCTACCTCGTGATCGA